CGACGCGGCATGGCGAGCTGCCCGCCTCGCGTGCGCTCGAGTTCTGGGGCAACGGACGCATCGAGGGGCGCGTTCGCATCGAGGGTGTCCCGGCTGCGCGCCGGGTGCGCCTGTTCGAAGCGCTGACCGGTCTGCTGGTCGCCGAAGCCTGGTCGCGCCAGGACGGCTTTTACCGCTTTGACTATCTCGATCCCAGCCGCGACTTCTTCCTGCTGGCGCACGACCACGTGCGCCAGTTCAACGCTGTCATCGCTGACTGGGTCCGTCCCGAGCCCACCGTTTATCCATGATCACCCTGTCCGTACCGGTCCGGAACAGCCGATTGGCCGTGATCGGCCAGGCGCTGGATGCCGGCGCCGCAGGCAGCCTGCTGCGCTTGTATTCCGCGCCGCGCCCGGACATTGGGCAGGCGCTCGGCGAGCAGCTCCTGCTGGCCGAGGTCCGCTTGCCGAATCCGTGCATGGGAAGCCTGGAAGGGGGCCGGCTCGTGTTCGCGCCGATCGGGCAGGCGCTGTGCCGCCGCTCCGGCATCGCCGCCTGGGCACGGCTGTGCGACAGCGACGGGCGCTGGGTCGCGGATCTGGATGCGGGGCTGCCCGGCAGCGGGGCAGAAGTCGAACTGTCGAAGCTGCAGGTCTTTGCTGGTGGCGCGGTCAACGTGGAACTGGCTGAACTGATCGAATAGCGCCGTGACCGTCGATCTTGAATTCCGGGGGACGTGGAAGCCTCCGAATGGCGGTAGTGCCGATCTCGACTTCGGGGACACGCGGCAAGCGGCTCCCGAGGCGGCCAGCGCCACGGTCCGAATCCGACTGGGAGCGCCCAAGGCGCGCATCCGCGTGGCCTACGATAACCTCATGAGCCGCAAGCTCGAAGGTGGTGGCCAGGTGCCGTGGCAACGCGCGCTGCGCCATGGCGCCGGCCTGCAGGATGGCTGGGACGACAGCGTGCGCGACCGCAGCGCCTCGGCGATGGCTTGGCAACCGAGCGAACCGATTGCAGCCGGAGTCGGGTTGGTCGGTGGTGACAACCAGCGCGCCCGCAGTGCCAGCCGCGTGCGGTGGCAGGGCGCGGGTTCCGTGACGTGTGCCACCGGGGATCACTTTGATCCGCTGGTGCCGCAGCATGGCGTGCTCGGCTTGCCGTGGGGCGAGGGCGGGGCCTTGTCGAGCGCCGTGCTCAGCCCCTTTGTCTGGCTGGTGCCGCGTTCGCGCGGCCAGTCGCAGGCATGGCAGCCCGCCGTGCTGCTTGCCCTGCGTGAGGCGTTCGGGTTCTCGCCTGGACGCGGGCAATCGGACCGTTGGTCGCTGCCGTGGGAGATCGGGCGACAGCCGCGCCCAGGCGAGTCGCATCTGCCGGTCGATCCTCCCGTGGTCGAGCTGGCACCCAGGTATCACCCCGATCTCGACTTCATCTGCCATGCGACCCGCCAAGGCCTCGCGTGGCGTCCGGCGCTGCGGCTCGACTTCGGCCCCCACCCGTGCGGGCAGCCGGACGCCGGCGTCCCCATCCTCAAGGTCTACTTTGTGAGCAACTCCGTCGATGTTGTGCGCCTGCCCGGCCGCGAGCACATTCCCGCCAAGAGCGTCCGGCTCTCCATCGACGAGGATTCCTGGGCGTGGGGACTGTCGGCCAGCCTGCCGTACCCGGCACTGGAAATGGTCGAGCCCACCGCGTCCGGGCCGGTGGAGATCGAAATCACGATCAACGGCGTGACCTGGGTGATGCTGGTCGAGGGCTTCGACGTGCGGCGCGAGTTCGGCCAAGCGAGCCTCGACATTCGGGGCCGCTCGACGGCCGCCTACCTAGCCGAACCCTATGCGCCCAAGCGCTCCTTCGTACCGGCGGCACCCTTCACCGCACGCCAACTGGCCGAGCAGGAACTGACGCGCGCGGGACTGGTGACCGGCTTTACGCTCGACTGGCGACTGCCGGACTGGCTGGTGCCCGAGGGCAGCTGGGGCTACCAGTCGCTGAGCCCGATGGGGGTGATCGGCCGCATTGCTGAATCGGTCGGCGGCTACGTCAACGCCCATCCGCGGCTGCGAACGCTGGTGGCCAAGTCCCGGTATCCGGTGCTGCCCTGGAACTGGGCAACCGAGGTTCCTGATCGGACGCTGCCCATCGATGTGGTGAAGACGCTGAACCTGCGTTGGCAGGAAAAGCCCACCTTCAACGCGGTGTACGTCTGCGGCGAGCGCCAGGGCGTCTCCGGGCATGTGGTGCGCGCCGGCTCGGCGGGCGATTTGGTCGCGCCGACGGTGGTCGATGCGCTGATCACCCACGCCGATGCCGCCCGTGAGCGGGGGCGCTCGATCTTGGCCGACGTCGGCCGGCAGGCGGTCGTCACGTTGGAGTTACCGATGCTCAGTTCGCTCGGCCTGCTCGATCCGGGCCTGCTGCTCGCCGTCGGCGAGAGCGGCAAGGACTGGCGTGGCCTGGTGCGTGCCACCAGCGTCGCCGCCGACTGGAATGAATCCCTGACCGTGCGCCAGACCATCGAGGTCGAACGCCATTACCTATAGGAGCGCGCGATGCCCAACCTGTGGCGGCAGTTCGAGGATCTGCTGCCGGATTCCCCCCTGCTGGTCGGCACCGTGGTGACCTCTCACGACGACGGCACGGTCACCGTCCAACTGCTGGGCGGTGGGCTCGTGCGCGTTACAGGCGCCGGAGGGCCCGGTGACCGCCTGTTCGTGCGCGGTAGCGAGGTCGTTGGTCCCGCGCCGACGCTGCCGACAGTCGATATCGAAATCTGAATTCCCCTTTCCCTTTTGCAACTGGAACCCGCCCTTGAGGCGGGTTTCGTCTTTTTGGAGCACATCAATGAACGTACCGATGGTGGCCGATGGCATGGTGACCATGCCGCGGGCCGAATTCGAGGAACTGCTGGAGCGGGTCGCCGAGAGCGGCGCGCGTGCGGCGCTGGCCGAAGTGGGCCTGGAGGGCGAGAACGCCGCGAACGATATCCGCGAGCTGCGAGGCTTGCTGGACGCCTTCAACGAGGCCAAGCGCACCGCCTGGCAGACCATGGTCCGGATGATCACGACCGGCCTGGTGCTGGCGCTGGTGGCCGGGGCGATCATCAAGTTCGAGCTGTTCAAGGGGGCGCGATGATCGAGACGCTCTTGGGTGGTTTGCTGGGCGGGACTTTCCGTCTGGCCCCTGAACTCCTGAAGTGGCTCGACCGCAAGGGCGAGCGCGGCCACGAGCTCGCCATGCAGGACAAGGCGCTGGAGTTCGAGAAGCTGCGCGGCGCGCAGCGCATGGCTGAGATCGGTGCGAGCGCTGACGCCGCGTGGAACACGGGCGCCATTGAGGCGCTGCGCGATTCCATCACCGCGCAGGGCCAGACCTCCGGCGTGCCATGGGTCGATGCACTGTCGATCAGCGTGCGACCGGTGATTACCTACTGGTTTATGGGCTTGTATTGCGCTGCCAAGACCGCAGCCTTTGCGGGGGTGCTCACGGCCGGAGCAGGGTGGGGCGCCGCGACGGTGCAGGCGTGGACCGAAGCCGACCAAGCGCTGTGGGCCGGTGTTCTGAATTTCTGGTTTTTGGGTAGGGTATTCGATCGGGTGCGGCCGTGACTGCGGTGCCGCAAGCGGCGATCGCACTCGCCAAACGCTTCGAGGGATTTCATCGGGTGGCGAGGGTCGATCCCACCCGGGCTCAGCCGTATGTCTGTCCTGCAGGGTACTGGACGATCGGCTACGGCCATCTCTGCGATCCAACGCACTCGCCCATCGCCCAGGCCCAGGCCGAAGTCTATCTGGCGGCGGATCTCGTGACAGCGCTCAACGCGACGCTGCGCTACTGCCCCGTGCTTGCCGCCGAGCCCCAGGGCAGGCTCGCCGCCATTGTGGACTTCACCTTCAACCTCGGGGCCGGGCGGCTGCAGACCTCGACCTTGCGGCGGCGGATCAATCAGCGCGATTGGGTCGCCGTTGCGAACGAACTGCGCCGCTGGGTCTGCGGTGGGGGCAAGGTGCTACCGGGGCTGGCCGCACGTCGCGAGGCCGAAGTGGCTTTGTTGCGAGCGAACTGAAGCCACGCTTGGCTTCTCCGTTGAACAGCGCGTTCATGTCATCACACCAACCACACCGGAGTACAAGATGTCCAAGTCCATGCAATTCAAAACCCCCGTGATCGATGACGTGCTGTCTAGCAACGTAGACGCCATGCTGCAGGAGCGCCTGCTCGACCTCTTTGAATACGCCATGCGGTCCGTAGCCGTGACCCTGGCGCGCGCAGCGCAATTCGAGACCAGCGATTTCGCAAACACGGCGGTGAGCGGCTGCAACGGCTTCACGCTGGCTATCCGGCAAATCTTCCCCGGCAAGCGCGGCGCATGGCTCGGCGTCTTCGAGAGCGGGGAACAGCAGCTTGAAGTGGTTGGGCACCTCGAATAAGCGCCAATGTGGCCGGGTGGACCGGCCACTGATCCATTTGGATGCCGAGCGCTACAGCATCTTCTGAATGTCACTCAATGCATCATCCAGTTCGAGTTTGAGCGGCACCAGCAGGCAGTGCAGGCATCGACATTCCCAAGCACGGTCGCTCCACAAGTCGAGCAACTGCAGGATGCCGATGAGGCCAGTACTGACATTGAGCAGACGCGCGCACGCGTCTTCGGTCGTTGTGTAGATCAGTGTGCCGGTCGTCTCCAACTGGCGCAGCGTCGCCGCGCTGGTGCGCACGGTGCGTTTGCTGCTGTGCTCCGGCATCAACCGATGTACCAGCTCGCACAACTGCGCCAGCGCAAGGGTCTGTGGGGAACGTTTCTGCTCACGCATGCATCGCCTCCGTTTGCTCAACGGGGGCAGAAAAGGCTCGGCCAGCGCCACAAAGCACAAGGCTCGGTAAGCACGGATGAATGGTGGTGGAGAAGCTGATGGGAAGAACTGGTTGCTCAGGACGAGCACGAACGTTAGCCATTGAGGCCTCCTGTTGTTGAAGGCCCGCCGCTCATTGTCACGTGAAGGACGGGCCAGACAGCGGGGGTGACAACCGGCCAACAGGATACCGGCCAGCCCGAAGGCTGCCCCGCCCGGCCCGCGATGCACATTGTAAGCGCGCATGCTTGCTGCGGATAGGACGCCGGCCGGTCGCCGCGCGTTGTTCGGGGTATCACTCCCGGTCACCGTCGTTCGATGACGGCGACAGTCTTGGGGAACCCCGGAATAGAGTCAAGGTGAACGCACCAGGCGGGAAGCGGCGGTGCAGCAAGCGATTACCGTCGCAGACAAGAGCGTGCTGTATAGCCGCGACTGGTGGCGGTTCGGGGTCAGACTTCGACCACCTCGTAGCGGCGCTTGCGCCGGGTCTCGTCCCGAGTGATGCGCGACAGGTAGTGGCATTGCGCGCACCAGTGGCCGGCGATAATGCTCCGGGGAGTGGTATGCCAGCGATGTCCGCTCTGTAAGCTACTCGCCTGATTCGCTACGCACCCGCTCCCTTACCTGGCACTACCCTTTGACTCCATTTGTTGACATCTCGGCGAGGA